GCGTCGCGAGCACGTAGCCCGAGACCGAAGGCGCGAGCCGCTGCCAGCTCGTGCTGCCGCGATAGAGGACGTCGCCGTAAGTCGTGGAGCCGACGAGGTCGAGGACTTGCGTCAGGCTGGCATCTTCCGGATCGCCGGTCGAAGCCGTGACCCGCGCTTTAATGGTGCTCGCCACCATATTTGCGAGCTTCGCGTTCGAGACCGCGTCGTTGGCAATCGTGGTCGCGTTACTATTCTGCGAGGCCGTGACGTCGCCAGTCAGCGCGGCGCGTTCAAGCGAGACCTGTCCGCCGGTCGCGAAGTTGACCGTGACCGAGGTGCTGTTGCTGATGACCCGCTCGGCACTCAGCGATCCGTTCGCTGATGCGACGATGTATTCGGCATCGGTCGGCGCGCCGCTGCCGCCGGTGTTCTGCGCCCAGCTGGGGTTCGCCGCGGCGCCGTTCGTCTGGAGAATGTATCCGGCAGTTGCCGCGGGCAGCCGCGCCCAGCTGGTGGCCGAGCGGTAGAGGATGTCGCCTTGCGCCGCGCCGCTGATGTCCAGCTGGTCGAGCGTCGGCCGTGCGTGGACGTGATCGACGCGGGCCGCGGTGATCGAGACGCCGGCCGTGGCCGAGGCACCAAGCGCAGCCGGAGCGGTCGAGTCGAAAAGCTGCCGATTCCGCCAGACGGTGGTCGAGGAATCGTAAGAGAGAAAATCGCGATTCGCGACCGTGGTCACGAGGACGTCGTGCAGTTCCTCAAGCTCGAACCCGTTGAGAATGTCGACGTAGATGATGCCATCCGCGACGCCAGCCTTCTTGATCACGTAGCCGATCCGCACCGAGTGATTCGGCTGCGTCGGCCGCGTGTTGACGAGTCCGCCTGGAGTCGTGGCCGAAAGCCAGAGCGTGTCGCCCTCGTTGAAGGCGTTGGTGTTGATGCCGCGCAGGAGGCCGTTCGTGATGATGAAGCCGGACGAGTTGTTCCCGATGGTCTGCGAGACGAGGCCGATCGTTGTCGCCGAATTAGCATCATCGGTGCCCAGCGCCAGCACCACCTTGAGCCGCGTGCCAGAGGAGCCATCCTGTCGCACGACTTGGCCCTTGGTGAACGGCGATCCGCTCTGGTTGTAGACTTGCACGTGCGCGTCGACGCCGAGCAGCGCATTGACGCTCGAGTTGAGCCCGACCTCGATGGCGCCCTCGGTCGCGTTCCAGACGGCCTTCGCCGTGGTCACGCTCGCGGTGCTCGACGTGTTAAGCGCGAAGTAGTCGACTTGCGTGATCGTGTTTGTCGCGCCAAAGACCGAATCCACCGGGAAGTCGATTGGGTCGCTGCCGCCCGTCTGATGCGTCGAAGCGTGCGCGGTAGGCGTGCGCGAGTCGGACAAGCGCGCGTCGTTGGCCTGCACCGCCTTCAGCGCGGCGCTCTCGCCCGAGGTCGCGAACGTGACGACGCCCGAGGCGCTCGTGCTCGCCGGCTGCTTGATGTTCGCGAATGCTGCCGTGATCGACGCGACGTCGGTCAGGTTGTTCGCGCCCAGCATATCGCCGCCGCCAGGGATCGTTTCCCAGCTGGGCGTTGCGCCGTCAGTCTTAAGAAACTTGCCCGCGTTGCCCGCCTGCGAAGGCAGCGAGTCGCCGCCGCCTCCACCTCCGCCGCCTGCACCACGCGCTGCGATGACCGCCCACTTTGCGCCAGCGGTGGCGATGTTCTTCCGCCCCGGCGTGTCGTTCGTGTCCTCGAGCGCGAGATAGGTGGAGCCGTACCACGAGAAGAGATCGCCACGCTGCGCGACCATCCCTTCTTTCCATTGCCCGCGATATGAGTCGATCAGCGTCGGCGCAGCGGCCAGTTCCTGCTTCGGCAGCGCCGCGTTCACCGCGTGCTGGATCTCGATCACGAGACCGCGCTCGAGCTTTGTAATGCGCTCTTTCGCGGCCTCCGTCAGCGTGCCTAGGATGCGCGACTCGATCTGTTCCGCGGTCAGGCCGATTTGCTTCTCGGCCTCGGAGAACTGCGCTTCAGCAAGACCAACGATCTCAGCGCGGACGGCTTCGAGCTTCGTCTGCGACTCGGTGAGCGCGGCGCGGCAGCGGCCTTCGAGGTCTTCGTTGTATTTGGCATAGGCGTCCGAGACTAGCCCAGGCACCGCCTCGGTCAGCTTGGACTCTAGCTCCTTGCGGATCTCTGGCACCGTCTTGCCGATGCGCTCGAGTAGTTCGTCGAGCGTCTTGTCGTGCTCGACCAGAAGCTGCGCGAACTCCTCGGCCCGCTGGCCCAGCTGCTCGTTGCTCGTGATGATGGCGTCGAGAACGCTATGCATTGTCAATGGGTGCGGAGGCTTTTGATCTTGGCGCGGCGATCAGTCACGCTCGCGAAGAGCGCGGTCAGCTTGTCCTCGGCGTCGGCCTTCTCGGCGAGCATCTTGCGCGCGTCGGAGAGCGTGACGATCGGAGCGGGAGGAGGCGGCGCCACGACCGGCTTCGGCTGAAATCCGAACGGCTTCAGCGCCTGCTCGATCTGAGCCTCGCTTTTCGCGTTCTGGCCCAGCTTCTCGCGCACGGCAGCAAGCTTCGTCGCCTTGTCTGCCAGTCGCTCCAGCGGACGCTTCGCGCGATTGCGCCCAGCCTCAAGAGCAGCTGCGACGCTCGTCGGCCGGCTCAGTTCCTCGCGCTTGAGCGCTTCCGATTTCGCACGCGCCCAGCTGGCGCCGGCGTCACCGCCCCAAAGCGCCCACGCGATGCGGCCGGCGGAAGGATAGCCGTCTTCGCCAGGAGAGAATCCCGTGCCCTGCTTGTCGACCTCGTGCCGCGCGAAATATGAGACCATCCGGCGCACCGTGTCGGGCGAGAGATTCGACTTGTTCGAGATGTCGCGCGCACGAGCGACGCCAACGGCCGTGCCGCCACGGTTGAACTTCTCGCGCCACTCGAGGCCGCGCTTGGCCTCGGCTGCCATTGCATCGGTCGGCGTGAGGTCGACCGCGGCAAAGCGCGCAAGCTCGGCCGGCGTCGGAGGTTGGTCCGGCGTTTCGTCCTCGGGAGATGCGGTCGATTCCGCCTGCGCCTCCGCGGCAGCGCTCGCGACGTTGTCGCCCGTAGCGGCGGCAGCAGCCGGCGTGCTCGGGAGCGAGTTGGTCACGAGGCGAATCGCCGTCTCGGGGATCTCGTAGCGCTCCGAGAGCTCCTTGACGTAGCTCGCCTCGGCCGCGATCTGCTCGAGCCGCGTAAAGGCATCGGTGCCCTGCTCGGCCGCGATCTCTTGCAAGGATTTCGCGCCCTGGCGGTTCTCGTTCAGATTGGCTTGGCTCTCGCGACCAACGTCGATGGTGAGCTTGGGCGGGAAGCGCCACTCGCCGCGGGTCGCGCGCTTGAGCGCCTGCACCGGCGTTTCGCCAGCGCGAGCAGGAGGCGCCGGGATTTCTCCGCGGGCGATGGCGTCGAGGATGACCGCGTTCTTGATCGGATCCAAGACCTTGTCGACGAGGACGCCTTGATGCCGCGCGAACACGCGGTCGGCCGCGGCAAACTCCGCGCGCACGCTCGGGCCGGCGTAATCCTGCGTGCCGAAGAGGACGCCCTTCGGGATGCCGACCGCGATGGAAAGCTCGTGCATCAGATGCGCGATGAAGCCCGTGAACGCCGTGCTCGGCCGCGCCGGCATTGTCTCGACGCGGTCAGCTTGGCCCAAGTACTTAATCATCCCGACCTCGGAAAGCTCGTTTTTCTGCTGCTGGCCGCTCGGCAGCGTCGCGCTCGGGGTCGGCGTGAAGAGGTTGCGCGCGTTGGCCGTGCCGCGGTCGGTGAAGACCAACGCCGCCTGCTGCGAGGCGAAGCGCACGCCGGCCTTCTCGGCTTGGAGGATTTCGTGCAGCATCCGCGCCGTCTGGATCGCCGCGTGAAAGTCGGTCACGCCGCGGTACTGGTCGACGCGGAACGGGTCAAAGTAGTGGCAGAAGTTGCCCGCCGGAACGTCCTCGGCGCCGAAGTAAACGCCCTCGCGCGTCACGCGGTAAATGCGATACGCGACCGGCACGCCGAAGTCGTTAGTGATCACGCCTTCGAAGTAGTTCTCGGAGTCGAGCCCCATCTCGTTGGGGTTGCCGATGCGGGTCGCCGGCACCAGCTGGAGCTTCAGCCCATCGCCCACGCGGCGGATGACGAAGCCGCAGTCGCCGTCGACCGGCCGGTTCTCCGCGGCGAGCTGCACTAGCTTGCGGAACGAATTGCGGCCCGTCGCGTCGGCCTGCTTGCACCACGAGTGGAACCACTCGTTGACGGTCGCGTTGTAGTCGCGGTCGCCAGTCGCCGGAGAGTATTCGGTCGGGGTCAGGTAATTGCCGAACTTGCGGCTCACCTCCTTAACCTCGGGACAATTCTCGACCAGATTGCGCGCCTCCCACATCATCACGACTCGCTCGCGCACCGTCTGCGAGGACTCGCTCGGCTGGCCGTACTGCATCGGAGCGTAGAGCCGATTCGTCTGCGCGGCGTTGTAGGAAAACAGCGCGGTCTCGACGCGAGCCTGGAGCCGGCGCAGCGCGGCCTGCGGCGCGATGCTCTCGAGCGCCCGCTCGAACCACGGCCGATTACGGATGACTGCGGTCGCGTCGAAGGTCTGCATAATCAATTGCCCGTGAAGCTCACGAACGTCGTGTCGGTCGTGTCGCCGTTTTGGTATTCAATCGCCGAGACGATGTCGCCCAGCATCTTATTTAGCGTGTTAAGATCGGCGCGCGTCACGCTCTTGCCGTTGAGCGAGTAGCTCGTGTTGAGGAGGCACGCTTGAATCGCGTCCAAGACCTTGGTCTTGAGCGTCGTGAGCGTAGCAACGTCGACGTCGAGAAAGGGATTGTCTGCCGCCATAAAAGAGCGGCAGCCGTCAAAAGGTTTTTTGACGCCCCGTAATGCTACGACTTTGACGGGGTGAAGCGGATGATTCCCGCGATGGTCGCCATACAGAGGAGCATCGCGCTCGTGTCCAAGCCGTGGTTCGGCGCATTGCTTCTGACTTCGACCCATTGCCAGACGCCGGTCCGCACCTCGACCTTGGCCTCGCCCTTGAGGTGCTCAAGGTAAAGCGGATTAACGTCGCTCGGCAGTTCCCAGCGCAGATCGCCCTTGCCCTCAAGCGCAGTCGCCAGCGTGTCCTTGAAGTAATCGCCGGACCAATTGTAAAAGTAGACGTCGCCGCCCCGGTAGTCGCTCACCTGCGGATCCGAGAACGGGAAGTTGACCATCGTGCCGGTCGCCTCGTCGCGCATCGTCCACGTCCGCCGGCCGTAGCCGCGCATCGAGCGCCAGCCGAACTCCGCGCAGTCGCGGTCCACGTCCGCCGGCCGATAGCCGCGGTCCTGCGCGACACAGGCCGACGATACCTTGAACCGCTCCTGGAGCGCCCGCAGCTGATCCCGCGTGTCGATGCGCCCGAACCACAGCTGGCGATAGCGCGGACCCTGCGCCGTGCTGAACGCGCCGACCTCGACCCAGAAGTGGTCCTGCTGGCGGTCGATTGCTATAAAGCGGATCGCCTCGTCGGGGATCGACTCGCCCTGCGCGTAGTCGGCCAACTTGTAGCCCGAGTCCTTCAGCAGCACGTTCACCGCTTTCTTCTCGACGATCCACGGCAGCGCCTGCCGCTTGGTGCGGAACTCGATCTTCGCCTGCTCGTCTCCCGTGCGGACCAGCTGGTTTTCGGCCTGGAGGAATTCTTCGACTAGGAGCCGCATCGGGCGTGTGACGATTGCCTCCAGCCGGAACGAGCGCACCTCGCGCGGCGCCGCAGGATTCATCGGCACGAAGCGCCCAGTCTTCGCCCAGCCGGCGCGGGTCGCGTCGCTGTCCGCGGACTCGTGGCCGCAAGCGATGCAGCGAAAGCGGCACGTCTCGACCGCGCGCCCGACGTCCCACGTCTCGTCATCGCGGCGCGCCGCTCGGTCCCAGATCACGCCGCCGCGCTGCTCCTTGTGCAGCACCTCGAACGCGACCGGAAGGATCTTGCGGCAGCCTGGACACTCGGCGTGCCACTCGCCTTGGTCTCCCGAGCGAAAGCTTGTGTCCTCCACGTTGCCCGTCTCCGCGTCCATCACCGGCGCTTGGCTCGCGTTGTAGATCTTCGAGCGCCCGACCTCCTCGAACTTCGAGACGCGCGCCACCGCGTGCCCGTAGATCTCCTGCCAGCGCGGAAGCCAGAGCTCGTCGTTTATTTTGTAGCGGATCGACTGGCTCTGCTGCGTCGAGAGGTTCGCCGCGTTGAGCGTCACGAAGAAGCCGCCAAAGAAAATCTCCGTCGTCGTCCGATGCGGCCCCGGCTTCGGCAGCATTGCGGCCACCGGCCGGCAGCGCTCGAGGAGCGGCCAGAGGCGCGTCTTCGCGTGCTTCTCAACCATCTCGTCCGTCTGCATCGTCCAGCTAATCGGGCCGGGATCGTTCGCGATGATCCACGGCAGCCAGACGTCGGCGACCAGCGTGCCGCCGATCTGCACGGCTTTCCTAAAGTGAACGCGCCGGACCAGCGGATTTTGCAGCGCGTCGAAGATCGGCACGAGCCACGGCGACAAGCGCACGTTGAACGGCCCCGGCGTCGCGTAGGATTCCGGCAGCTGGACGTGGCGCCGCGCCCAGTCGTAGATCGGCGAGCGGTCCGGCCGCGGTAGGCGGAAGCCGGCGAGGAGTTGCTCGGCGCTCATCGTTTCTTCCGCGGCCTCCCGCCCTTCTTGCCGTTGAGCTTCGCGGCCTGCACTTTCGCCGCCGAGCGCGCAAGGCCCCCGCGGCGCCCAAGCGCAGCCATTACGTCCCGGACCATCTCAGGCGTCGGCAAGCAGTTCATCGAGCAAGGTCACAAAGGCTCGCTCGGCGACTGCGGGGACGACGCCGTTTCCGAGTAGGCGCAATCGGTCCACCCGATTGGCAGCCCCATCATCACCTCCACGAACGCAGGATTCAATGGGCCAGCTTGTGTGATCTGACCAGCTGGGGAAAGACTGTCCGCATTGAGAGCATCCGTCCGCTGGCTCGTAGACGAATGGATATGTCCACTCGGAGCACGAAGGACATTGAGATTCTCGATGGTCACATTCGCAGCCGTCAAAGATATCCTGTCCACATCGATCGCATATCCAGCCGTCTTCAGTTCGCCTCGCCGTGCTCTTGCCTCTAAAGTCTTCGACTGCTGCGAGGAGCCCTTTAGGCGAAAGGAATCCTCGTTCGCGCACGGAGTAGGCAAGGATGAATAGACGCTTGCGCTCGTGGCACGCGCCAAGTTCCGCCGCGCTAAATACTCCGAACGTCGCCGCGTAACCAAGGCCGTCCAGGTCGTCGATGACTTCTCGCAGCCCCAGGCTGATGTGCCCTTCGACGTTCTCGAAGAAGCAGAGTCTCGGTCGGAGAATGGAAATTCCTCTTGCGATGCTGGGCCAGAGGTGGCGCTGGTCTTCTTGTCCGAGTCGCTTGCCGGCTGCGGAGAACGGCTGGCACGGATACCCTCCAGAGAGGATATCCACGCGCTCGCGAAATTGTTCCCACGGGAAAGACCGGACATCAGGCCAGATCGGAGCCGCGTCAATCTGCCCGCCTTCCATTCGCGCAAGTAGGACTTCGCAGGCGAAGGCTTCGATCTCCGAGTAAGCAATCGTTCGGAGGCTAGGGATGCAGCGACGCAGTCCGAGGTCGATTCCGCCGTAGCCGGCGCACAGACTGAGGTGAGTGATTCCGGTATGATCCATACCATATCAGACGAGCTCAATCATTTCGACGCGGATGACTTCGACCGGCGTGATGCGGCCGTGATTCCATTCGACCGGCGAGATGTCGACCCGCCCCTTGCCCTCGTCTTCGCCGACGATGACGTAGTGGCTGTCGACGGGAACGTCGCGGAACTGCGGCAGGATGCGGACAATCTGGCCCTTGAGGTACTGGCTGGTGTTGCGGTTCATCGTGCGATCAACAGAACCCAAGCCGCTTCGGATGTAAAGCCTAATCTTCCGTTGCGCTCTTCTTGATGGCCTCCGTCTCGAACCGCGCCAAGTTGCCCGCGATCACCTCGCGGATCTCGTCCAGGATTAGCCCGCCTTCGACGTTCGCCTCCGCGGCTGACTTGCCGGCGACGCGCGGGCCGAGCTCGACCTCAAGCTTGAGCCGCAGGAGGAGGTCGAGCTTTTGGCTGAGCAGCTGGAGCATATCTTGCACGACCTCGCGCTCGACCACGTTGCCGCGTTCGCGGCCTAGCTTGAGATCGCGCAACTCGATGTCGCGCCGCATCAGCTCGGCTTTCAGCGCGCCCAGGCTCCCGTCCTTGATTCGACCGAGCCCGCGCTCGTCGCGCCACGCGATCAACTGCTCGAGGGTCGCCCCGGTCGGCCAGTCGTCGCGCTTCTGCCATTCGCGCAGCGTCGGCCGCGTGATCTTAAGCGCCCGAGCGAGTGCGTCCTGTGTCATTGTGTCGCGTTCCGGCAAGATTGCCTCAAAGCCCAGCCCCGTTTTTTTGCGCTAGGTCTTGCAACCCGCGGACGCCCCCGCCCTGTAAAAGATTCCTTACTCCCCCGCCCCCCTCCTGTAAGGAAATCCGACGTTTTGCCCTGCGTCACTCGTCGCCCTCCGTCTGCCGCATCGCCTCGCGCAGCCCATCCGCGCTGCTCATCGCATCTTCCCGATGCTTAATCGTTTCCCTAAGCTCGACGAGCACGGCGGCAACCTCGGGGAAAACCATCCGAATACGCCGCACGTCCTCCTGCCATTCCCAGTGTAATGCTTGCCGCGTCTTGCCGCGGTCCACCGCCTGCTGCTCGAACGACGCCAGGATCGAGCCCGTATCGCCCGAGCCTGCGCGCAGCACGAGCCGGAAGGCGCTGGGCGATAGGTCAGCCAGGGTCGCCAGCCGGCGCACTAGGTTCGCGGCGCTGTCGTGCTTGAGCGTGTCCAACTCGAGCAGCCGCTCGAACATCTCGCAGCTAACCTTCGCCGCCTCGCTCGCCCCGTCGTAGCGCAGCCTATGTACCGGCTGGCGGTTGAGCGTGTAGGTGATCACGGCTCACAGCCCCTCCAGCGGGTTATGCACTAGGGCCGCAGCTGACTCGCTCAGGACGACCGCGTCCTCGAGCCCCAACGTGCCCAGCTGGTCGCGCTGCTGGATGCTCTCGATGATCTGCCGCAGGCGCTTGATGCGCTCGGCGTGTTCCTTCACCAACGACTTCCGATGGGATTCCAGCTGCGCGATGGACCGCGCAGCGCGATTTGCGAGGCGTAGCGCCTCAAGTTCCAACCGATCCGCGTCTTGCTTCACTTGTCCTCCGTTTCGCGCCACCGAGCTTAGCCGTCAGCTTCTGATGCTTCGCCCAGGCGTGCGCCGTGATGTTTTTAGGTTTCCGTGCCACTCTGCCCCAAATTGGCGTGCCAGGTCGCCGCTCCGTCAAGCGGAAACGGCCATTGCGTGCGTTTTCTGACTGTCCGATTGCCCGGTGAGGGTCTGGGTAGCCATCGGATGCTGATCGCCCCGCAAATCGCGTTCTTTAGCGAGAAGCTCCTCGATGTGCTTGAGGCGCGCCATCACCTCCTCTTGGCGTTCTTTGCAATGGCGGATCACGCGGGAGAGCGTGGCGTTTTCGGTGAGCAGGTGCATTGCGACGTTGTCTAGGCGTTCGATCGTGTCGTTCATCTTGTTGCCGGGTTGAAGGTTGCGGTTGCCCGCGTGAAATAGAAGGACTGGGCAGCGGTGCCGTCGTCGCGCCCCTTGGCCTGGATGACGTTCGTGAAGAACCTCGGCCGGTCAGCCTCGAAGTCGGTGTCGCGCTGCTGCTGGCCGGTGATGGCGTCCTCGTTGGGTCGGTGGATCAGAATGACCTTGTCCGCGTCCTCCTCGACGCTGCCCGAGTCCTTGAGGTCGGTCACGTTGGGCTCGCGGTTGCCGTCCTTGGCTGATTCGCGATTCAACTGCCACAACATCACGACGAGGATGTCGAGGTCGCGCGCGAGGCGTTTGAAGGTCTTGGTCACCATTCCGCAGGCGTTGACCTTCTCGCCGCTGCCCTTGGCCTCGTAGATCTCCTTCACGAGCCCGCCGTGATCGACAAAGAGCACGTCGAGCCCACCGCCGGCGTGCAGCGCGCGGGCGCGTGCCTCGATGCGAGCGAGCGAGGAGTCGCGGCTCGAGACCGTGATGTTCTTGCCGCGGAGCTCGACTAGCGCCTTGCGGATCTCGGCCTGCGACGCTGGGTGTTCAGCGTAAATGCGCCGTAGCCCAACGCCGGCCAGCGAAGCCGCGATCTGAAGCGGCACTTTGTGCGGCGCGACCTCGAGGGTCACGTAATAGCAACGACGGCCTTGGTTCGCGAGGTGAGCCAGGATCGGCCGAGCTAGCGATGATTTGCCCGAGGAGGAGCGGCCGGCGATGACGACCAGCTGCTGCCTCTCCATCTCGCCGAAGCGCTGGTTGCAGATCGGCCAAGGGAACGGCATTAGCTCGCGCCTCTGCTCGCCTAGGATCTTTTGCTCAAGCTCAACCGTGGCGCGCTCCACCAGCTGATCCCAGGACTCCTCTCCGTCCGCGTCTGAGCCTGCTGCGATGCTCAGGAGGTCGCGTGCCCCGCCGGCGATCAACTCGGCGAGCGGTTCAGTCGCCTCGGCCTCCTGCTCGACGCGCTCGGCGATGCGCTGGGCGATTCGGACGGCGTCGCGCGCCACGGCAAGGCGCAGCACGCGCTCGAGGTAGTATTTCGCATTGAGCGAGGTCGGCGCCGCGCTAGTCAGCCCGACGATGTAGGCGTGGCCGCCTGCGGCCTCGAAGCGCTGCTTGGCGATCAGTTCGGCGTAGAGCACGTCGTCCGTCGTCGCCATTCCGGCCGCCACCATCTCGGAGAGCGTGTCGAAGACGATCTGGTTGCGTGAATCGTGGAACGAGCGCCGCGTGATGCCCCCGCCGAGCATCGCCTGCATCGTGCGACCGTCGTCGAGCAGCGCCGAGGCGAGCAGCAGGCGCTCGTGGTCAAGGTTGGCGATCATAGGTAGGCCTTGACCGGCGTGCTGGTTGCGCTGATGGGCCGCTCGCAGCGGAGCAGCCAGTTGACGAAGCGACGGCGGGTCGGCTGCTTCCGGTGCTGTTCGGCCCAGGCCCGCATCCGTGCGAACTCGCGGTGGATGTCGACTCCAGCCCAGGCAGGATCCGCCTTGAGCCCTCCAAGCCATTCGGAATCGTTCGCCGGGGCGGATGCATCCGCCCTACGTTTCTCCTTCTCTTTCCTTTCTCCTTCTCCTTCTCCTTCTCCTTCCGCTTTCGCAGAAATAACCAACGTAGGTTCAGCGTCGGAAACCAACGTCGGTTTAACCTTTGGCCTGCCGCCCATTCTGCCGTTGGTTCGCGCGCGTTCACGCCGATGCTGCACCTCGGTTTCCTTCTCGCCGGGATAAGACCAAAGCACGAGCGTGTCACCTTCCCAACGCCATAGCGCGGAGTCAATTAGAACCTCCTCCTTGGTCACGCGCGCCAGTTGCTGCCACTTCCGATCCGGCCAGCCTTTGCAGTCCTTGATTGCGCCTCCGTTCTCTTGCCCAGCGCAATAGCGCAGCAAGCAGAGCCAGGTTGCGCGCGCCACGGGGTCGGACCCGACGAACTCCTCGGAGTCCAGCGTGGTCGTTTGAATGTTAAGCCAGTTCATAGCCAAAAGAAAACCCGACCAGTCCCGCGGGTGATAATTGGCGCAACGACTCGCCTCCGCAGAACTGGCCGGGCTAAATTTAAGGTTGTCATCGAAGTGGGCTTATCACGGCCCGTTGGCTGTCACTCCACGCCCGCGTTGCTCTCCCGCAAGCCGAAAATCTCGCGCAGCATCTCGAACGTGCCGGCCGAGACGAGCTTGTCCGGCGTGACTCGAAGCAAGCGCCAGCCGAGGACGGCCGCGCGGTTGTATTTCTCGATGTCCTTGACGAAGCCCGAGCCGCGCGTGTGCCGCCCTCCGGTCCAGACGCCGCCCTCGACCTCGAGCGCGACCATCTCCTGCGGCCACGCGTAGTCGAAGCGCCAGCGCCGCTTGGCGTCGAACTTCCACTCGCGCTCGGGCCGCGGCAGCCCCCGCACCTCCAGCGCGCGCAGGAAGACCTCCGCGCGGTCGAAGGCCCGCTTGAGCTTCGGCTCGGGCGCTGGATCTGGCTCGCGCGAGATCGTCTTCGGCCGCTTGGCCTGCGCCAGCTGCCGCGCGATCTGCAGGCGGTAGCGATCCGGTAGGTCGGCGATGGTCGGCTTGCTCACGGCTTGACCCCCCTGCGCCGCAGCAGATGCGCGCGCTCCTCGTGCGTGATGTATTCGCGTCGGTAGCCTCGGTTGTAGATCCGCTGCCGAACGGCAGCCTGCTGCATCCGCACGGCGGCCTGGATCTCCTTGAACGGAGCGAAGCGCGCGACCATCTCGTCGATAACCTCGCTCTTTGGATTAGGTCGTGCGCTCATCGTTTCTTGAACCTCCCGCATTTGTCTCGGCGTTCGGCGTCGCGCTTGATGGAGCGGAAGAACGAGTCCATCCACTCGCGGTCACGGCCGATGCGCTCGCCTTGGCGCAATCCCCAGAAAAAGCCGGCGCCGATGCCGGCCGAGAGCAGGATCGCGCAGACTGCGATGATCTCAGCTTTCATCGTCGCCTCCTTGTCCGTCTTGAGCCGTCAGGATGGCATAAGCCACGACGAAGACCACGAGAACCGTTGCCCACGCAAGAGTGTTGATGGTCATCGCTGGCCTGCTTTGTACCACTCGGGGAGATCGATCTCCTGCACCTCCTCCGGCATATTCGGCCAGCGGTTCGACTCGATGCAGCCCTTGAGCCGCGCGAGGTCGGCGAGCGTTTCCTCCTGGCCTCGTTGCAAGGCCGCGTTGCTAACCTTGTAGACCGCGACTCCGTATGGCTCGCACTTCTCGACGGCGACAAAGAAGAAGTCGGTGCAGGCGATGCCGCAGTCGTAGAGCAGAGGCAGGTAGAAGCCCGCCTGCCGGTGGTAGCCGAGGTTGACGAACGCCTTCTCAAAGTTCCGAAAGGCGCCGTCGTCCAGCGACTCGACCGTTTTGAGATCCACGACGTAGGGCCGCGGGCAAAGCGCGCAGCCTGCTTCATTAAACCAGTCGGTGCGCGCCTGCACGCGCAAGGTCGCGAAGGTCTTCCGCCAGACGAGCTCGGGCTCGCCGCGGTGCAAGAGCTCCGAGGCCGCTGGATGCGCCCGAACCGCATCGCGCATCTGATGCACGACCCGCATCTCGTCCGCGTCGAGGATCTCCTTGCCCGCGTTGGCGCTCACGAATTGCTCCCAGCTGGATTTCCCCTCCTTGGTGCGGCGGTCGATGCCCTCGGGCCGCTGAGCGTAACGCTGCTCAAAGGTAATCGGCTCGAGCACCGCGGCGTGCGTCGCGCGGCCGAGCACGAACGCGGACGAGTCCACGTCAGGCACGACACGCAGGACGTACTTGCGGTGATAGAGCGCCGGCCGCCGGCGGAAGACCTCCAGCTTGCTGTGGCTGATGGCGTCGGTCGCGTGATAAACCTCCGACGGCTCGCCCCTGATCGCGGCGTTCATTCGGCACCTCCGATGTCGAGCTTGGCCTGGAGCGGATCGACGACGGCTTCGGACTCGTCCTTGAAGCGCACCGACCAGCCGACCTTGACGCTCACGGTGGGCGCCATCGCGAGCGCGTCCCATTCAATCGTGAAGCTGGCCTTGGCCTTGGGCTCGGCCTGCGTCTCGTCGTCCACGAAGGACTCCTCCGCGGCCTTCCGCATCGCGTCGTAGTGGGTTTCGAGGAGCGAGCGAACTTGCTCCGCAGCAGCCGCGATAACCGCAGCCTTCTTGATTTCGTGTGTGGTTTCCATTTTGGAATGTGCTTAGAGGTTGTCGCCGAGGCCGCGCGGCGTGACGTTGACCGGCTCGGCTGGGATGTCTCGCGCCTCCTCGACGGTGCGGAGCCCCTTGAGGACGTCGCCGAAGAGATCGCGCAGCACGTAGCCACGCGCGCGGAACCTTAGCATCCGCTTCGGGTAGTCGGTCCAGGGACCAGCCTTCGCCCAGAGCTTCGCGCGCTTGGCGTCAGCGACCGTGAAGGTCTCGACGGTGGAGGCGTCGCCGCGGGCAGCGGTCACGCGGTAGCCGTGCGCGTCGCTGCCAGCCTCGCCGATCTCCTCCTCCTTGTAGCTCGTCAGCAGGCCCGAGGCTCGGACCAGCGCGAGCGCAGCGTCGCCGTAGATTGCCGGCCGGCCATTGATCACGGCCGTATTCTGCAAGGCGGCCATCGGGGTCAGCCCAAGCTCGGCGCCCAGCTGAATCGCGACGAGGACGGACTCGGGCTTCTCCATTCCCTTGGGCGCAAAGCCCGAGGCGACGATGGCGTTCGCGAAGCGATACGCATCCTCCAGCGAGGCGAGTTGCACGCCCTGAGCGCCGAAGGTGACCGGCGCCTTGTTAATCTTGGCCGCGGGACTGGCCGCGAGTTGGGTCTCTTCTTTGACGGTTTCGGTGTTCATTGTCTGGCTTCTGTTGTGTTGTTTTGCTTCTGGGTTGAGCCCGGTCGGGAAGTCTCGGCCGGGCTTTAAGTTTAGAACGGCACCTCTTCGGTCAGCGTCTCGGAGACGAGCGTGACCTTGGATCCGGCGGCGAGCGTGCCGCGGTTGCCGTGGACGATCTGGCGCGCGGCGTTCCTCAAGCGGACGTCCTCGGGTCGAGGCGGGAACGGCTTGCCGTTGTTACCGATGCGCGGCTCCGGCTCCTGGGCGTACCACTCGACGGACTTGGCGCCCAGCGAGCGGAGCGGCGTGCCCTTGTTTTTCCCGAAGTGCACCTCGACGCTGCCGGGATCCGAGACGAGCTCGCTGGGCTGAGGGATGTCCTTCGGCGCACCAGCCGGAGCCGGCGCGGAAGCTGCGGCCGGAGCCGCTGGCTTGGTAGCGAGCAGCGCGCGAATTGCGCGGAGCTCGGCGATGATCTGGTCTGCTTGTTGATCGGTCATTGTGTTTTGGCTTTAGGTTTACGTAGTCCGAGGATGTGGCGCATCTCCCAGTCGCGGAAGGAGGCGGTGACCTGCTTGTGGATCTCGCGCCACGTGACCCAGCCCTCGCCGGGGATAAAGACCCAGTAGTGGCTGCGCTCGCGATGCCCGTGCGTGCCCGTGTATCGCGCAGCGGAGTGGCCGCCGCCGGTCAGGTTCTTGATCGGGTTGCTGCGGTTAAAGTCATTTTGCATAGCGGAGCCAGCGGACCTCCCGTGCGTAAGCGAGTGCCTGATCGCGCATCGACTGGCGCAGGAGCCGCTGGCTGAGCGCGCTGTGCTGCCGCTTCGATTGATCGCGGAAGACGACCGCCTTGCCGAGCGCGTAGTGCGAGTAAGCAAGGCCCGACGCAAACAGCGCCTTGGTCGCGCGGTTCATCGCATCGCCCTCCGCACCTTGTCGGCATAAGGCAGCGTGGCCTGCTTGCGCGCCCCGGCAGGCCCACCATTGTGCACCCGAGCCAGCGTCTCGACATCGCCCTGCGCCCACGCCTGCGGCGCGTAGCGCTTAAGGTAGGAGGTCGCGACGCGGCGCGCGTAGGCGAGGTCGGTCACCTGCTCGTAGGATCCGGCGACGCGCGAGTCGGCGTGATAGGCGCGCGAGATTTGCAGCGGGCCGAGCGACCGGCCGTTGTCGCCTCGGATGGCGCCGGTGCGGCCGCTGGTTTCTACCTGGTGGAGCGCCCGCCAGAAGGACTCCGGCGGCGCGGCGTGGCTGGCGGAAGCCAGCGTGAGGAGGATTATTGAGCGGATCATTATCGTTGCGCCCTCGACCAAGGAGACGCGCAACGCACTAGTCAAATCTTTTTCTCAAAATTCTGTCCGGCGGAATCTGACAGTCAGACGTCGACGGCGTCCGCGAGCGCATCGCTGCCGAAGTCGCACGACAGCGGCTCCGCCTTCGCGGCCACGTAAAGCTGCGCGAGGATGCCTGGAGTCGAGAGCTCCGCGTTGCTCAAGTACTGGTCGAACTTCGCGTCGCGCAGCCAGAGCTTCGCGATCCACGGCGTCAGTGGAGCCTTGCCTGACTGAGCCGCGGCCGCGTCGACGTAGAGCGCGAACAGCGCAGACGACTCCCGCGCCGCGCGATCCCAGCGGTGCGCGACGAGGCGGATGTAATTGCCCGAGACGCCGCTCGGCAGGGTGAAGGTTTTCTGGAGAGCCATAGTCGTCAGGTGTATTCGGTGAACTCGACCGAGAAGCGCGCGTTGCCGGCTGGCACGTTGGTCCCGTCGAGCGTGGTCACGCGCACCACGGCGTTGGTGCTTGAGTTGCCCGCCGCATCGAAGTCGTATGCCGCGACGAGGTTCGCGTCGGAAGCGCATTGCGCGGTGCCGATGTCAGGCTTGGCGCCGAAGCCGCGGTTGGTCAGAGAGACGTTGAAGCTCTCGGTGGTAGCGCCTCCGGCCAGCGTGACGACGACCGAGTCCGAAAAGATGACGTTTATCTGTCGCGTGCTGCTTCCGCCGCCGGTCTTGATGCCAGTCGTGGTGACGTTCGAGTCAGCATATTTTGAGATGCTGCCTGTGCCGATGCTGGCTGCTCCGTTCGCGTTGCCCAGACTTGCCCACGCAGAAAAGCTTCCCGTCCGATTGACTGCTCGAACGCGAACCCAGCCAGCGGCTAGGGTTGCGTTGTAGAAGAAGCACTCCGTGTCGCGCGTGGTGATCGGCGCGTTGGATCCGGTAGCCGGCGACCACGAATAGTCGGTCGCGCCGTCCGAATTGGTTCCGGTGACCTTGATCTCGTAATAAGAAAAGTCCGACTGCGTGTTCGGACTCCAAGAGACGCGCGTGCCGAAAAGGAACGTAGTGGTTCCGGTGACGTAGGCAGGCTTCACGCCATCCGCGGAGATTGCGCCGCCACTCGGCGTCGTCACCGTGCCTGAGTAATTGGGCGCCGTGCGCGAAAGCGTCGAGGAGATCGTGCTGGGCGTATTCGAGAACGAGATCGCGCGGGCCGCGAACTCGTAAGCGACGCCAGGAGCAAGGTCATCGATTGAGGCCGCGATTGAGCCAGACGAAAGCACATTGGCGACGACCCATTCGCTGGCCCCGCTGCGCCGGTAAAGGATCTGAAGCAGCGCCCCGCCGGTCGGCATCGCCGGCGCCGTGACCGTGATGCGGGCCAGAGCCGTGCCGTCCGTTGCAAGGTACGTCGTCTCGCTCGCGTAGGTCGGAGCGTTCGGAGTCGACGGCGCGACGTTGGAGACAGCGCCGGCGGTGATCGCGACGGGCGTCGCCTGCACGCGGGTCGCGAAGCCGGACACGTTCTCGAGCGCGTCGTAAGCGTTTACCCAGTAATAATACGTCGTGCCAACCGCGACGTCGACGTCGACGAAGCGCGAGGCGTCGACCTCGGCGATCTTGTTCGTGTTCGCGTTGGCCGGCGTCACGCCCGTCGTGTTGCGGTAAATGCCGTACTCGGAGAAGTCAGGCGCGGTCGAATCATCCCAGTCGAGGCCAACCGCGGCGCCGGTTCCGATGGTCGCGACGAGGTTCGTCGGGATGCTGGGCGCGACCGTGTCTTTCTGCACGTTGACCGTGGCGCTGACGTAGGACGTCGAGACCTTGAAGAAGCTCTCGCCGAAGATGCGAACGTTGTACGTCAGCCCGATCTTCACGTCGCTCGATATGTAGTCCGTCGTCTGATCGCCGGGGACCGTGTTCCACGTGAGGTAGGTCGTCGAGGTGCTCTCCTTGTATTCGATGCCCACGTTCCCGCCGGCCTGGATAAACTCTTCCGCCGGCGCAGACCACGAGACGAGGATGCGAGGGAGCGCGGTGCCGTCGGCCTGGATCTGCTGCGTCGTGCCGTCCGCGGTCAGCGTGAGGTTGGTCGGCGCAGAAAGTGTGAATGGATTCGGCAGCGTCGTGTTCGGCGCATCGTCGACGTAGATCTCGTCGCTCACCGTCCAGTCATAAACCGTCGACGCGGTCTCGCGCAGCGTCATCTCGATCGCAAGCTGCGGCGGACTGCCGTCGCTCGCGAAGTTCCACTCCATCACCTCGAAGACCTTCTGGCTCCAGCCCATCTTCGCGTTGGTGATCATCACCGTATCGCCGGCCCGCACTTGCATCGCCTCGAGGCGGAAGCGCGCAGTCATCGTGATCTCCTCGCGGGCGCGGCGAAGCTCGATGACGGCCAGCCGCTGGGCGCACGAAGGCGAGGTCGTGAACGGCAGCGCCACGTCGCGCCAGTAACGGATGCCGGCGTCCTTGGTCACGTAGGTCGTCGACGTGATCTGCGGGAAGTCGGACGGTTGCCAGTCGTTCTCAGGCGAGACGTAGACGCCCTTGACTCCGTTTACTCGGTCGCGGGCGGAGGTCTTGGTCTGCACCGTCATCTGGCCGGCGAAGTGCTTCTCGGTCAGCGTGACGGTCGGGATCCGATAGCCGGCCGCGTAGACAACCACCTTGCCGCCCGAGTAGGCGATCAGGCCGCCCATCGCGGTGATAAGCTTGCCGATGTTTTCGTCCGGCGAGGCGCTCGTGTAGAGCACGCCGTTGGCCTCGTATCGGTTCTCGTAGGTGGCCGGCGAGGTGACCGGCTTGATCTCGACGTCCTCGTCGCAGATGTTCGCCGCGGCGTTGATTGCCGTATCGTCGATCTCGGCCGAGTCCATCGCCATCCCGAGCGAACTCGTCAAGTAGTCCCGCAGGCAGAGCGCAGGGTTAGCCGAGTAAGCCGTCGTCGTCGTGCGCGGATCGTAGACCTTCTTGCCCTTGACCACCGCGGCGATGTTCGGGATGCCGCCGGTCCACACCTCCTGGTTCCAGACGAGGCGAATGTAGATGTACGCGATGCCGCGCAGGCGGTGGTTGCTCGTCCACTTGCCGTCGGTCAGGCCGGAAGTCGCCGTCTCAAGGTTCGTTTCAACCGTCTGCGTATCGCTGCCGAGCTTCTTGTAAATCTCGGCGTAGCCCGTGAAGCGTCCCTGGGCGGCGCTGCCCGCGCCCGTCAGCGCGAGCTCATCGTTGAAGTAGACGTCGCCGATCTCCTCGACCTCGTGGCCGGCGAGGGCGACGACAAGGTGCAGATACTCGTTCTTTGTTCCAGTCGTCGAGATGTAGACGATGACGCCCGAGGTCTTCGTCTGGCCGTAAACGATCTGCCGCGCCGCAATCGGCGAGCGGATCATCTGCGAGCGGTCGGTGAGCGACGGGTCGGAGTAGCTCGGAGCCTTTGGTGCGAGCAGCTTAGAGGCCGCCATCGAGGCAGCGGTCGTCGCGATGAACTTGAGCACGAACATCACCGCGTTGGCCGCGGCGACACTCAGCCCGATATCCATCAAAGCGATCCAGACGACGACGGCGACTTGCGGCATAGTTAGAGGCGCCAGCAGGCGGCGCCGTTGAGGTCGAGGAACTCCAGCCCATCGCGGCCCACGAAGGCGGCAGCGTTACCCACGCAGACGCCCAGTCCGATTCCGTTGCCCACATCGCGTGCGATCACGTCGCCGCGGCGAGCAAGGCCGATCTGCGTCGTCTCAAGCCCAAGTTCGCGCGCCAGTTCCAGAATCCCTCCGGCCTTATCGATGATGCGCTGCGCGCCGATGCCGGTTGAGTACGTGCCGCGGTAATGCGCCGCCGGATCTCGGCCCGTTGCCCGCGCCACCCAGTCGGCCGCGAAGAGGCAGCAGTCATTCGCGCCCCACGCGAACGGCTGGCTGCGCCGCTCCTCGATGAAGCGCGCAAGCTCCGCGGGAATGTCGGCAGCCTTCATTCGTATTCCGTCGGCCCGGTCTTGTCGCCTCCGTTCCAGTTGGTTTGCTGCGTCTGGTTCGGGTTGCCCCAGTAAATGGCCTTCTCCTGTATCGCCGTCACGAACTCCAGCCCGAGGTCGCCGGGGAAAAGCGCGGTCTGCTCCTCGTGCGTGTAGCGCACTTCGCGCGGCCGCTTGAAATCGACGAGCCGGTTCTCGGCCGTCATCGTGATGTCGGCGGACTGGCCGTCGTCCGAGATCTGCATCACGTCCATTCGCCCCTGGAAGACGGTCACCGGCGACGAGATCAGCGTGCCGGCGGTGGGCGAGAGCGCGCCGAAGAGCACCGTGCAATCGCGGCCTTGGTAATCCTCCGTGAGCGCAAGCGCGATGTTCGCGGTGGGCACGCCCGAGAGCCGCATCGAGATGCCGCGCGCCGCGAGATCGGTGGTCTCCTCAATCGGCGAGATGCTGCCAAAGGTGCCGATGCCGAGGTAGGGAACGCCGGCGTAGGTCAGCGTCCCGTAGCCGGTCCAGAGGCGCGTGTACGCGGAAGGGAAACTAAGCGAGACAAGGATGACCGGCGCCAGCTGCACCGTCGTCACCTCCGTCACCATATCGGCCGAGAGCGTGCGGCCTGCGGTTGTGATGCTCATTGCGCGACGTCCTCCGCGATGGAGAAGGTGATGCCGTAGATGCTCGCGAGCTCTATCGACCACTCGGTGCGCGACTCGGCCAGCCGGAAGACGCCCTTTGCGTTGGAGTAGGTGATCGACGTGCCGCCTGTGTAGCTGGAGCGCAGAACCGGGAAGAGGTCGACGCTGCTGGAGGAGTTGACCTGGACGACCTTGTAGAGCGACGTGCCGATCTGAAGCCAGTCTCCGACCGCGAAGGTGCCAGTCGCGCCCGAGATGCCAAGCGTCGACGTGTTGGCCGTCGCGCTGCTGACGGTCAGCGTGCCGGTCACGTTGCCCCGCGCTGAGGTGTTGGCGTAGTCTTGGAAGTAGAACGTGCCGCGCTGCGCTGCCAGCAGGAACCCAATCACCTCCTCGGCCGCGGAGCGCGTCATCGGCGGGCACTCGACCGAGCCCATCCACGCCTGCCCTGGCCAGTTGTATTGCTGCGTTTGAAACGTGAACGGCGAGACATTGCGCGAAGTCGCGCTCATTCCCGAGAGCGTCAGCTTCGAGATGCGGAACGGCGACGGCGGCGTGAGTGGGTAGGAAATTGCCATAGCTTAGGCGAACGCTGCGCGATAAGCGCCACCGCGGCGCACCATATCTGGAATCTCGGCCTTGAGGCGTTTGCGCTCCGTCTCGAGGATCGGCACGAGCTCGGCGCGGGTGACGCCGGCGGCGATGTGGTAATTGATCGTCACGCCAGTCGATCCGCCTCCGCTCGAGCCAAGGCGATTGTTCGGCACGATGCTGCCGGACGAAGCCGGCATAAAGAGCTCCGGCCCCTTTTCGCCGACGAGATATGGCGTGCCTCCGGTGACGGGTCCGCCAGATGCGCGGCCCGTGAAGAGATCCGCGAAGAAGTTCCCGAGGCCGCTCGCCATCGGCTTGGTAACTTGCTCGCGGAAGATCAGCCGCAATAGATCCTGGCCGAGTGCGCGCAGAACCTCGCGCAGCTTGGTGCCGGAGAGAATGGCATCCTCAAATGACTGGGAAATGGTTGCTCCGAACTCCATTCCAAAAGAGCGGCGCTCCTTCTCTAGTGCGACGATCTTTTCGATCACGTCCTTGAGCTTGTTCTCTGCATCGGTCTCCAGTTTGAGAACCTCGACCCCGTTGCCCTTTAGAGAATTGATGAAACGAACCAGCGAGGCTTGATCTCGGTAGAGCAAATTAAGCTCTTGCTCAGTAGTGAGCGCCTTCTTTCCGACGCCCTCCAGTTCTCGTTCCGCTTGACGACGGCTGTCTCGCGCAGCATCGAGCTTCTCGTTTGCCTGCTCCTCTGCTTTAGCTATCTGTTTCAGCAGCTGCTCGCGTTGCGCCAGAATTGTGAGCGCGTCCTTCTGAAGTCGGAATCCTTTTTCCGGCTCACGCTCAAAAGCTTTTACCGCCTCCTCAAACCCCTTGGCAGCATCTTGCAGAAGCGTGTCCGCAAGCTCCTGCTCGGTCATATTCATCCGCGACATCTCGACTTGGAGATTTCGCGTCTCCTCGGTGATCGACTCAATCTCCTTCTTGGATCGCTCGAACTTGAACTGGCGAATTATGTCTCCGGTGGCCTTGACCTTGGACGGATCGAAGACGCTGCCGATGTCGATGCCGACTTGAGCCAGCGCGATTGGTATCTTGGTCAGGAAATTGAGGATGCCCTCGACGGCCTGCTCCATCCTGATGGCGCTCGCGATCTGCTCGTCGTCGAAGCCCATCTCCTCGCCAGCCATAGCGACTTTATCCAGTCGCTGCTTCATCATATTCAGCGTGCCGAGAAGAGCCTCGCCGCCGAAGGCTAGCTTGGTAATGCGCGCGAGACCGCGGGTGCTGTTCTCGACCCGTTGCAGCGAATTTTGCACCGAGGCGAACGCAGCCCGCGTCGCGTCGACGGCCCGTAGGGTAAAGGTTGCGCTAGCCATTGCGGTGTTGGGTTCGCTGCTGGTGGTTTAGGTAGGCGATCCAGCCGTTCATCTCGTGGGCTGGCATCTGGAGGACTTCGTGAGCGAACTTGCCGAGACGATCCGCGAGCGCATAGACGGCGAGGAGGTCGGCACCAGCCTCGCCGCCGGCTAGTTTTTTAGCTCTTCAGCCTTCGGCGCATCGTCGGCCAGGATAGCGTTCGCCACTCGCGCGAGGACGTTGGAGTCCGCGCGGTTGAGCAGCACCGCCTTGTCCTCGATGGTGAAGAGCTTCTTCCCGTCCTCGCTCGTCGCCTTCATCAGAAGGATGTCGACGAGGAGCTCCATATCGCTCTCGCGGCTCTTCTTGTAGAGGCGCGCCTTCTCGGCGAGCGTGACGGGAGTAGCGTGGATCGTCAGCTTCCACTCGGGCACCTCGATCTTCTTCGTCCCGAGGGAAGCGAAGTGTTCGCGAACTAGGTCAATAGCGTCCATCCTTCACCTCAGACCGTCAAAGTGGACAGCGCGCCGTTGCCCTCGATGCTGATCGAGCCCTCGACCATCCCGTCAAACGCGGCGCTGATATCGAACTTCGTGACGATGCCGCTGCCGGAGTAATAGATGGACGTCGACGCGATGCCCTCGGGATAGAGGTTCACGGTCACGGTCGAGCCGATGGTCAGCGCGATCTGGCCGGCATCGGTCTCGTCCCAGTAGAGGTCGCCGTTGACGCTCCAGGTCTTCAGCGTGGCCTTCCGCGTGCGGTAGGTGTCGCCGATGACCGAGTCCTCGACGACGTCGGAGGAGTGGGCCAAGGAGTAGTTGCGGAGCTCGCCGATGGTGGTCGACGAGATTTTGACGGTGCCTTCGCGGCCTAAGTGGTTCGCCATTTTAGTCGGTGGTTAAATAGATGCAGGAGAAGGTGTGACGAGCGACGCCCCAGCGACGCTCTTCGTCAGGCTCGATCACATAATCGACGGACGTCAGAAGTAGGTCATCACAGACGCCGCCCAGAGTCACGTCAGCGAGCACCGCGGCCTCGACCGCGGCCGAGCCCGTATCGAATAGGTCGTCGATGATCGTCGTCGAGCCGGCCACCTCCGCGGTGAAATAATCTACCATCACTTGCAGAGTGCGGTACTGCGTCCGATTTGACGGCGACAGCGTGCGAACCTCAATCTGCTCGCTGACGGCGTAAACGGCGGCAGACGGGAAGCTCGTTGAGGCAAGCGTGTTGTTCCGGCCCTTGAGTAGATTCGCGGTGGGCACGACGCTAGCCTGCGTCAGCTTTAGCCCGATGGCGTTGCGGATGTTGGTGCGGGTGCTCACGCGGCAAGAAGTTGTGGCATCGTTTGTTCGCCCAGTTCTGGGATAGGTTGGGCGCCTTGAACACGAGTGAATCCTAGGTTGACGGCCTTGCCAGCTAAGAGCCGCTTCACCTTTTTCATCGTTGTAGATACGCGGGAGTTAAACGCGCCGTCGATCATCCGCTGGTAATTCGGAATCTTAACATTGCGATTTCGAGCTGCGATAAAAACTGGGCGCTCGTTTGCCCTACCAAACCAAAACGCAACGTCGCCGGCCTTCTCAGCTAAAGGCTCCGCAAATTTCTTGTAGCGAGCCCTCGTCGCCTTCGCCGCTGGAATCCATCCGGCAACGGTCCAGCCCACGCGGTCCTCGATTGCCTTACGATAGCGTCTCGCGTCGGTCTTGTAGGCCGCCACGTTCTGATCCTTCGGGATTCGGCCGTACTTGTTGCGCGCGCGCAAATGAACTTCTGCGACCTGAGTGATATCCGATAGGACGCGCCGGCCGCCCCAGTAGGAGATCTTGGGGTTTCGCAGTAAGTTGTTCAGCTTCTCAGTCTCGCGCCGACGAACCATCCGCGCCATCGATTCATAGATGCTTCCCGGTGCAGCCTTGGCCTTTAGAGTGTTGTAATCCAGCACCGCGGTCATCTTGCCGATGTCCTTGCGGACCGCGTTAACGCCCTGCTTCTTGCTTTTTGGAGGAGTGAACTTGATGAATAATTGCGTGAGATACCGGCCCTCTTCCTTGATGATTGGGCCAAGGCCGAACTGCGAGGCGCGCGCGAGCTCAGTCAGCGCCGCGGACAAGCGTTCATTCTCGATTGTGATCGCGATCATATCACCTTGCAGACGTCGATCTCACAGCCCGCGCCCTCCGCGTCGAACCGCACCTGCTCCACGAAGTAGGTCGTGCCGGCCCGCACTAGCGTCTGACTCTGCGCCGGCGTGCCCGTGACCGAGGAGGTCGTGAAGAAGACCGTGAACTTCACGTCGTCCCGGCGTTGGTCCTCGAACTCGTCAAAAAGGTTCCGGCTTGAAGACCAGACGCCGGTGATCGTGCTGCCGAGGTAGGAGAACGTAATGCCGGCTTGCTCCAGAATGGCGCCCTGGTCGAGCGCCAGCTGCACGGGATCGAAGTCGCGGACTGCGGCCATACTTAATCTCCAACTGTCACAACGCGCGAGGCCGGCGAGAAGGCATCATCCTGTGCGACGCCAGACGAGACGTGCCAGAACTCCTTCCGCACCGCGCCGGCGATGATGCACGGGGAGGAGTTGATCGTGAACATCTCCTCCGCGTCGCGGATGATCCGCGGCAAGTGCGCTGGAGACTTCGCCCGAAGGATCATCGTCTGCGGCACGCGCCAAGTCAGGAGCTTCGCCTCCTGCGCCTCGTCCGCGAGGAAGACAATCGGCCGCTTGGCGACCCGCCGGCAGGCTTCCATCAGAGGCCCGGCGTGGTACTGCTTGCCCTGCGAGTAGCCGAACGGCGCGAGCAGGCAGATCTCGCGGCTGAAGCCGTAGTCCTCCAGCGGCGGCTGCTCATCGATCAGGTCGAACTCCGGCCGCTGGTTCAGCTGGGCGAACTCGGGGAAAAGGCCGAAGACGAAGTCGCCCCAGGGTTTCCCGCTCGCGCGGTATTCATCGTAGCGGTGCGGCCAGA